AAAGCCCTTGAAAAAACGCCGCCTCAATATGAAATGAAGCGACGTAATAAATCGAAGCGTTATAACCAATAGTTGTTTTCTTATGCCCGATCAGGTTTCATTCTCCATCTGCATCGTATCGGTTGCGGGTCCGGATGCATTGAAGAACCTGAAACAGTAAAATTCGGCATCTGACGTATCCGGAACTTCTTCCGGCAGACTATCGGCTTTTCCGGTCAGGCAGGCAGCAGCCATTATACATACAGGTAAGACCGATGATACCGTAAATGATGCTGCCGCCATTATCATGCCGTATGAGTGGCTGTTGTTCAGGAGAAGGATGACGGGAGTATATATCATGATTATGATGATGCCGGACAAAGCGATATATACTGCCTGTAGTAATGTGGACGATATAAACTTTTTATTATAACGGATGAGGATAGAGTATATGAAGATCGACAAGATGGGTATGCTGAACAAATAGGCCATATGACATTGGACAAAGACAAATATGGTGTTGAGGAAGCAGTAAATGAACATTCCGCCGGTCAACACTGTCTGCTTGCTTTTGGAATATACCGTTGCTGTGTGTGCAAACAGCAAAGAGCTTGTGATCGCAATGATGGCCGGAATGTGAAACGGATTTCGTGCATTGGCGTGTGTAAGCCCAAGCGCTCCCATTAAGGCTGCCGTGCCGTAACTGATAATTCCGGCGGCCAGAAAAGTGATTACAAGGAAACCGATAGCAGTCAGCAAATACCTGGTCTGAAAAGTCTTCTTTACAAGGAAGGCTATGCACCAGATAAGGCAGTATAGACCTATTAGAGCCGATATCCCACGTAACGAATTATCCGACAGTGATGTATTCTGTTCAAATGTTCTTACGAACTCGTAGAATGTCTGACTGTCGGGTGATGCTGACACGGATCGATCGTGAGAAAAGACGGGCAGTGCATGTGATCCTGCAGCGCCAAAACCGAGCAAAGATCCGACGATAATGGTTGCCAGAGCAAGCGCAAGAAAGCCCGGAAGACCGTTGGATTTCAAGCGTTTCATGTAATCCCTCCCACAGAAAACGCAAATACTGACGGACCAGCCTGAGCACTTCGGATTTCTTTCTTGCCCGATATGCTATGATTAAAAGGACCCGATTTATTCAGCCGATAATATAATATACAATATGCACAATCAGAGCCGTATATTCGCGATTTACAATAAGCAAATTAGACAAAGAAAATTACACGATGGTATAAAGGGAGAAAGAGGAAAACATATCGAGAGAAGCGGCAATTATAGCTTAAGTTCTGCGCATCAAGTGAGTTGATTAACAACAGTGTTGCGGATAATTAAGTTTTCCATGAACGTGATTTAGATAAAAACTTAGTGAAGGAAACGGGAAATGAAAAAGAATGATATATACAAGGTAGAAATTGAATCATGGAGCTCTGAGGGTGAGGGTATCTGCCATATCGACGGGATGGCCGTATTCGTCCGCGGGGGAGTGCCTGGGGATAAGTGCAGCGTCCGTATCATCAAGGTTTTGAAGTCGAGGGCCATCGCGATCATTGAAGAGATGGTTTCGCCTTCCGGAGTTCGAATAGAAAACGACTGTCCGGTTTTCTACAAGTGCGGTGGCTGCGCATTAAGGCATGTTCGATATGAGGAAGAACTCCGGATGAAGCACGGAAGGGTATCGGACGCATTGAGGCGTATCGGCAAGATCGAGACGCCCGTCGAAGATGTTTTGCCTTCACCGGCCACTTATCGATATCGCAACAAGGTTATTTTCCAAACGAGTGAAGTGAAAGGGCGACCGGTGGTCGGTTTTTACCGCCGCGGGACACACGATGTTTTATCGGTTGATGCTTGCCTGCTGCAGGGGATCGGTGCAGATAAGGCTGCAGATGTTGTCCGACGTTTTGTCACGGATCATAATGTTCCGATATACGACGAGGCAAGCGGGGAGGGCATAATAAGGTACATTTATTATCGGTCCTCATCACTTGGGACGGCGCAGGTTTGCATCGTGTCAGCAAAGAAGAGTTTCGATGGTCTCGATCTGCTGGTTGAGAAATTAAAAGAAGAATGCCCTGAGCTGACTGGCATCCTTCTGTGTTACAACCCCCATAAGGGCAATGTAGCCTTGACGGAGGATATAAGGGTTTTGTGGGGCGACATGTACCTGACGGACAAGCTTTGCGGGTTGACTTTTCGCATTTCTCCGCTCTCGTTCTACCAGGTGAACCATGACCAGACGGAGAACCTGTATAGTTTAGCCCTGGATTTTGCCGGGTTGTCGGGAAACGAGACTGTATTTGACTTATACTGCGGTATAGGAACGATTTCACTAATGATGGCGCGACATGCAGGAAAGGTGATCGGTGTTGAGATCGTCCCGCAGGCAGTTGAGGACGCAAAAGTGAACGCTGATTTAAACGGCATTACTAACGCCGAATTCATTTGTGCTGATGCAGCCGAAGCTGCGAACATTATAAACTCACGCGGCGAGCGTATTGACGTCGTCACCGTCGACCCGCCCCGGAAGGGACTGAGCCGCGATGCCATCAACGCAATACTGCGCATTGCGCCTACGCGCGTCGTGTACGTCTCGTGCGATCCCGCTACGCTCGCGCGCGACTTAAACGTTTTCGAAGAAAACGGCTACGCCGTTCAGCGTGTCAAGCCTGTGGACATGTTCCCCAGGACGGCGCACGTTGAGTGTGTTGTCTTGATGTCGAGGGTGGAGAAATATGACTAAACAAAATACTGATAAATAAAGGGTTTCCTGACATTGAACTTTTCCCACCGCTACTTTGCCGAGGATGTTAATGTCGGGAAACCCTTATTTTTATTTTTAGAGGAAATATATCAACTCTCCTTAAAGTGATAGGGTTGAGTTGATAGATTAGATAACTTCGTGGGGTTGTGGAGATAGAATAGATGTAAATTTGTGAGCCATCAAGATTAGCAGAATTTTAGAATAAATAATATATATTTTATTATATTGAGAAACGAATAGCGTTATGATATAATGGTAAATGTTAATTTATAGCGATAATCGTTATTTTATACCCCTGAGGTGATATCTTTGATTAGAATAAAATTATCTGAACTATTAGGTAAAAACAAAATGACTAGAAAAGCACTTGCTGAGTTGGTTGGTGTGCGGCCAAACACTATCGGTGATTTGTACCACGAGAAAGTCAAAAGGGTCGATTTGGAATTGCTTAATAATATTTGTAGGGTTCTCGACTGCGACCTAAGTGATTTACTAGAATATCAACCAGACGAAGTAAAAGAAGAATAGCACAACTAGAAAAGGTGATAAGATGAGATATTTAGGCAGCAAAGCAAAATTGCTGAATACTATAGAAGGTATTATTGAAAAGTATGACATTGATGGATATACGTTTGGAGATTTATTTGCAGGAACTAGCTGTGTCGGAGAACAAAAATTATTGAACAGTATCTTAACATAAAGGAAGTAATGCAAACCTATATATCAAATTGATTGTTGATAAGGGGGGAGTGCCTTGGCGGGTAATCGTTCTTTTAAAGATTACGTGGCTGATAGATTCTATAATGAGATATTTTCTGCCATACAAACCTATGCAACGGATAATTGTGAAGATTTAGACTTGCGGCTATACAGAGTTCAAAATATCGGCGGCATAGAATTGTCAGATGTAGAAGTTAAGTTTGTGTCAGTTAATGACTTACCGGACATGAAAATCGAATTTGATGTTGCTGTTGAAGCTGAATTCGAAGTCCGTGAATCAAATCATCGTTACGATGAATCAGAAAATTGCCGGCAATGGTTTATGCTGGAATGCTCAGGAGACTTAGACTGCAATTTGGATGACTTTGCAATCTCCAGTATAACTGAGTATTCCAGTAAAAATAAGCAACCAAAACCTATGTCGGACTCTCTGGTTCCTATCATTTATAAGGAACAGCTAGAATCTGTTGCTACAGACTTCCTTAAAAGACATTACCCTGAAGCATTAAATACCCCAATGGCAGTTGAGCCACAGGTGTTGGCAGAAAAAATGGGTCTTACAGTAGAAATGAGAGAGATTACAAAGGATTTCACTGTTTTTGGGCAGATATACTTTCACGACTGTGATGCAGAGTTTTATGATGAAGATAGCGATGAAATGGTACAGACCCGTGTGAGTGGCCGTACAATAATCGTGGATCCTAAAGCTTACTTCCTTCGTAATCTGGGATCAGTCAATAATACTATTGTGCATGAGTGTGTTCATTGGGACCAACATAGAAAAGCATTTGAATTGGAGCGGTTATATAATAGTAGTGCCACACGAATCAAGTGTCAGGTAGTTGGGGGTATAAAAGACAATACCAGAGATGCAACTGACTGGATGGAATGGCAGGCGAATGCCCTCGCTCCAAAGATACAAATGCCACTTGCCATGTTTAAAACCCAAGCATTCAAATTTATTAAGCAATTCAGTTCAGAACTGGGAACATCTGAACTTATAGATGTAATGGAGCCAGTTATTGACGCCTTAGCAACGTTCTTCAGCGTATCTCGGGCAGCAGCTAAAATCCGAATGATTGATGCTGGATATGAGGAAGCAATCGGAACTTTTACTTATATAGATGGTCGCTACGTCAAGCCGCATAGATTTAAGAAGGGTACGCTTGAAAGAAATCAGACCTTTTCTATAGGTGCAGAGGATGCTGCTATCCAAAGCATAACCAATTCAGAAATGGCCGCTCTAGTTAGAGACGGAAGTTATATATATGTAGATTCCCATTTTGTTTTAAACCATCCAAAATATATAACACAGGATATATTTGGACAGACCGTACTTACTGACTATGCACGAACCCATATGGAAGAATGCTGCTTGGTTTTCGAGTTATCAGTCAAATCCGGGTGTAGGGAAAGATACTATACTGAATGTTTTCTCAATCGTGATAAGACATCAAATATTGATTTTGATATAAAATATTGTAATGGTTTTGAGTATGCGGCTCCAGAAAAGAAGGCCCAATTACTAGCCGAAACAATAGCTGAAGAAATGCGAATCTATAATGAATTGCCAAATAGCTATACCAGCTCTCTTAAAATAGTTCGTAAGTGGAAAAAAGTAACTTATAACGAATTAGCAGAGGAAATAATGGTCAATGAGCGCACGATAAGAAGAATTGTTAATGGCGAAGAACCGGGATCTATTAATTCAATAGTTTTAATTTGCCTAGGACTTCATCTGCCACCTAAAATTAGCAATCATATAATTAGCAATTCCCCATTTTCATTAAACTTCAATAATGATAGTCATATTTGGTATGATTTTGCATTGACTCACCTATATCCAAAATCAATGGACGAGATTAGAGCATTTTTACAGGAACATGGCGCAGAGCCATTATAAAATTCAATTTTATATTTGAAAAAGCGGACACGGGATGTCCGTTTTTTTAGTTATAAATATATAAGCCATACATGAATCCTTTTAGGGGTTTGTGTATGGCTTTTTTTTATTTTTGTTTTTAGGTGTTTTTACGAGAAAAAGCATCATTTTGACCCTAAATAAACGGGCATGAGGTGTCCGCCAAGGTTGTCCATTTCTCACTTACAATAAAAGCAGATGAAGGAAAGGTCCTTCGTAAGTAGTAAGAATTTGACCGTTCCTCGTCTACAAAAAAATATCAAATGCCTGATTTGCAATAAGGGCAAAGGATACATATTGCTACGTTTCAGTCCTTTAAGGATTGTTATGCGTTGCAATAGAAGTACCTTACCTTGTTGCGCTCATTTTCAGGACAAAGGGTCTGTGTACTTCGAGGCACAGACCTATTTTTGTATCCTTTGCCGCCAATGCAGTCCGGCGGAAAGGATGCAAAATGAAAATTAGAATTCAACACGAAAACAAATCTATCTACCTAGAGGTACCAGACGAGGACTTCACTTTAATGATTGATGCAGATTACGAGGACAGGCTATCTTCTGTTGAGGACAAGGAAACTGTAACACGCCGTTCCCCACAGGAGATTATGGACGAGCGTTTCAACAAACCTGAGTACAATAACTGGCATAAATTTGATAGGCACAGAGGGATGCCAAAGAAACCATTCCGCAAGGATGATGAATCCGAAGATGCAACGGATCATATGGATTATTTCCCTGATAACACCGATGAAGTGACTCGAGAGAAACAAGAAGAGTATGAATACCTCTGTGAAATTATCCGCAAGACCCTCAAGGAAAAACAAGCAGAGTTATTGATTGCTATATTCCTAGATGGTGTTTCTGTAACAGAGTATGCAGAGCGTGAGGGTGTTAGTAAAAGTGCCATTTCACACCGTTTAGATACAGCCAAGAAGAATTTAAAAAAAGTTTTTCCAGAATCCTCAACTTTCCCCTCTTGCCACGGCTAATAGATAGAGGGCAGCACATAAACGCTCTCGGGAAAGAGGTGAAGAACATGAAACACAACTTGAAAATCAGTGTTTCAAAAACTCCACAGTCTGGCGGGATTGTCTCCTGTCGTAATGTCACCATAAGGGAGCGTTTCCTCCGTTTCTTACTTGGTGATAAGCAGAAACTGACTATCCTTGTTCCGGGTGACACCGTACAGGAACTCGCCATTAGTGAGATTAAGGAGGGAGGATTAAACCATGAGCAAAATCAAACTACTTCTTGATGTGGTTTCTGATATGCGTTCTTTGGCAGACAGCATAAAAGCGGTCGCTGATGCAATGGCGGGCAATGAACCTGTCGAAGCAAAAGAACCGACTACACCTGTAAAAGAACCTGCGCCAAAGAAAAAGGAAATCACTCTAGAGGAAGTCAGAGCAAAACTTGCTGAGAAGAGCCAAGCCGGTCTTACTGCCCAAGTAAGAGAAATCATCAAAAAATACGGTGGCTCTAAATTAAGCGAAGTTGACCCAAAACATTATGCAGATATGTTGAAAGATGCGGAGGTACTAGGTAATGAGTGATCACGCAGTACTTTCCGCATCGGGGTCCCATAGGTGGCTGAATTGCCTTCCATCTGCAAGATTGGAATTGGAATTTGAAAATAGCGAATCCAATGCGGCCGCTGAAGGTACAGCCGCTCATGCTCTCTGTGAACATAAACTTAAAAAAGCACTTCACATGAGAAGTAAACGTCCAGTCTCGGCTTATAACACCGATGAGATGGAAGAACACAGTGATGCCTATGTGGAATTTGTAATGGAGCAGTTTGAGCTGGCAAGGCAAAGCTGTACAGACCCGTTAATACTTATTGAGCAACGTCTTGACTTTTCCTGTTATGTACCACAGGGGTTCGGAACTGGTGACTGCATCATTATTGGAGATAAAAAGCTTCATATTATCGATTTTAAGTACGGCATGGGTGTGTTGGTAGATGCGGTGGATAATCCGCAGATGAAATTGTATGCCCTTGGTGCTTTGGAAATCTACGATAGCTTGTATGACATCGAGGAGGTTTCCATGACCATCTTCCAACCCCGCAGGGAAAATGTCAGTACATGGACAATCCTGGTAAAGGAATTAAAAGACTGGGCAGAAAATGAACTGAAGCCAAAGGCGAAGAAGGCCTACGAAGGCGAAGGTGACTACCTTCCAGGTGAATGGTGTACATTCTGCCGAGCGGCTGTTAAATGCCGTGCAAGAGCAGAAGAAAAGCTGAAATTAGCACAAATGGAATTTAAACTGCCACCCCTGCTTACGGATTCTGAAATTGAGGAAGCTCTCTCTAAATTGTCCGACCTTACAAAGTGGGCAAATGAAATCATTGGTTATGCTACGGATGCTGCCGTTAATCACGGGAAAGAATGGCATGGTTTTAAGGTAGTCGAGGGCAGATCAGTTCGGAAATATAAGGACGAAGGGGCTGTGGCTGAAGCGGCCAAGGCAAACGGATATAAGGACATCTACCGTCAGAGTCTCATAACCCTTACAGAAATGAAGAAACTGATGGGCAAAAAGAAATTTGAAGAAATCCTCGGTGGTCTTATACATAAACCACTAGGTAAGCCAACGCTGGTTCCACTTTCTGATAAGCGGCCAGCTATGAATATATCAAACGTAAAAAACGAATTTAATGAGATAACGGAGGAATTGGAATATGAATAATCAAAACAGAACGAAGGTTGTTACAAGCGTTAACACACGACTCAGCTACTTTCATGGCTGGGAACCAGTATCTATTAATGGCGGAGCGGAAAAATACAGCGTATCCGTATTGATTCCTAAAACAGATAAGGAAACCATCAATGCTATCAATGCAGCAGTAGATGCAGCCATTGAAGAAGGCCTTGCAAAGTTTGGTGGTAAAAAGCCGAATAAGGCGGCTATCAAACTGCCACTTCGAGATGGTGATGTAGAACGTGATGACGAGGCTTACAAAGGACATTACTTTGTAAATGCCAACAGCAAGACTCCACCCCAAATAGTTGATAAAGCGGTTAGACCTATCTTGGATCGCAACGAAGTTTACAGCGGTTGTTATGCAAGAGTATCCCTGAATTTCTATGCTTTTAACTCTAATGGCAATAAGGGTGTAGCTTGTGGTCTAGGCAACATCCAGAAGATAAAAGATGGAGAGCCATTAGGCGGAAGAACCAATGCAGCTGATGATTTCACAACCATTGAAGATGATGATTTTCTAGCATAAAGAATAAATACAGACGAGGTGGTGGAGGTTGTTTTTCTGCCACCTCGTTTGCATTGGAAAGGGCGATAATACATGAATTCTATTTCTATTGATATTGAAACATTTAGTAGTGCCAATCTTCAAAAGTCTGGAGTTTACCGTTATGCCGAGAGTGACGATTTTGAAATTCTACTATTTGGCTATTCGGTGGATGGCGGCGAAGTACAAGTTGTTGACCTTGCCGGTGGGGAGGAAATCCCAGATGAAATTATGAATGCACTTATGGATGATTCCGTTACCAAGTGGGCTTTCAATGCAATGTTTGAGCGTGTATGTCTATCAAAATGGCTTAACCTTACAGAATATCTTGACCCCGCATCCTGGAAATGTTCCATGGTATGGTCGGCATATATGGGATTACCTCTTTCTTTGGAGGGAGTCGGTGCAGTTCTAGGTTTGGAGAAACAAAAGCTAACAGAGGGTAAAGACCTCATCAAATATTTCTGTACACCATGCTCCCCTACTAAATCAAATGGCGGTCGAGTTCGTAATCTGCCGGAACATGACGTGGAAAAATGGGAGCGGTTTAAAGCATATAACCTTCGTGATGTGGAAACTGAGATGTCAATACAGCAGAGATTATCCAAGTTTCCGATGCCTGGGACCATTTGGAAGGAATATCATCTCGACCAGGTAATCAATGATCGTGGCATTGCCATTGACATGACTTTTGTAAAACAGGCTGTTGTGATGGATGAACATTTATAATGCCCCCACTTGTCAAGACAATTTTTTAGCTTTTCTAAGTTAGGTTCTCCTTTCTTTATTTTTGTATAATTATAACATTTATGCATTCTGTTGGAGGATGTCAAGGGCGAGCGT